AAAATTACCTCCCCACAGCCTCTCTAGAACAGGCTGGTACGTTCTATAAGAACTTATTAGAAAAAAATTACGACAAGTGGCTGATTAGAGAATTAGCTAAAGTAGACCGCTGGTTTCTTCTTGTAGTTCTTCTCAACCGTAAGGATGCGGTTCATCCTTGGTTATACGACCGATGCAGGGAAGTTGAGAAGACTCCAGACGGTGTACTTGATTTGTGGGCTCGGGGTCATTACAAGTCCACGTTGATAACTTACGCAGGTGCGATCCAAGAAATCCTAAGAGACCCAAACATTACGATAGGGATATTCTCCCACACGAGACCTATCGCAAAGGGGTTCCTAAAACAAATAAAAAGAGAGTTTGAGGTCAATGAATTTCTTAGGGACCTATATTCAGACATTTGCTATGCGAATCCAAGACAGGATTCCCCCCAATGGAGTGAAGACTCTGGGATCATTGTTAGACGTAAATCGAATCCCAAAGAAGCAACTGTTGAAGCATGGGGTCTTGTTGATGGCCAGCCAACTTCCCGGCATTATGATCTTAGAATCTATGATGACGTTGTTACCAGAGATTCCGTTAACACCCCTGACCAGATTTCGAAAACAACGGAGGCTCTCGATCTTAGCCAGAACTTGGCTGGTGGTCAGAACCGTGAGTGGTACATTGGTACTCGCTACCATTACGCGGATACTTATAGAGACCTAATAGATCGCGGTACAGAGACCCGTATATACCCGGCAACAGACACTGGGACCCCAGACGGTAATCCGCTTCTATTATCAGAAAGCGAATGGGATAAAAAGAAAAAAACGATGGGCCAGTATGTGTTGGCCTGTCAGATGCTCCAGAACCCGATAGCAGGTTCAGAGCAGGTATTCGATCCAGAGTGGATAAGGCGTATAGAAATACGCCCGAGAATCCTGAATATATACATTCTCTGCGATCCGGCTCATTCCAAAAAACAGACTTCCGATAGAACGGCAATAGCTGTTATCGGAATAGATTCTCAATCCAACAAGTACCTGCTCGACGGACTTTGTCATCGTCTTAATTTGAAAGAGCGGTGGCAAGCATTATCCAGAATACGGAAAAAATGGGTAAAGCAGCCCGGAACAATGACCGTGAAGGTTGGATACGAAAGGTACGGTAAAGATTCTGATATTGAGCATTTCAAAGAAATGATGAGGATAGAAAATAACTATTTCCCCATCGAAGAATTAGCTTGGCCAAGAGAAGGGCCGGGTTCTAAACGGGATCGAGTACAACGACTACAGCCCGATTTTGAGAACTGGCGCTTCTTCTTGGCCCCTTCTTCCGACTCGATGACATCGAGGCAAAAAAAGGCGTTTGAACTTGGAGATGCATCTCTAATCGTGCGCCCCATAAGACAGAAAGATGAGAACGGTCGCATATACGATTTAACCCAGAGGATGATTGATAACGAATACAACCTATTCCCAGCGGTTCACGTCGATATGCTTGATGCTATGTCAAGAATTTACGACATAGGGGCATCCCCGCCTCAATTTGTTTATCCAGAAGACTTGGAACCAGAAGCACTTCCAGCCTACTGATACAAAGGAAACATAATGATTATTGATGAAGGGATTGTAGACCCGAATAAAATTGCTGTGATGTTTCTTTCTAATTTTATCGATGCGTCGGAAGATGAATTAAATGAAATGGAAATAACCGTTGCGCTTAGTAGTCTATTAGACCAGATAGTTAAAGATACAGTAGTTATCGTCAACCAAGATCAACCGAGGATAGTACTTCATTGAGTCAAAAATTCGCAAGTCCAAAAGAGAGAAGGTATAACTGGAGAGATTTAGTAGAGAAGATTGCCGGTCCTGAAGAGCCGGTTCCAGTTTACATCTTCCCGCAAACGACGCTGTATGAAAACCCCCACAGGCCGTATGGCCCCAAAAAGATGAGGTAGTTATGTTTGACAAACTGAAAGAAAAGGTAATGAAGAAGCCGATAATTTTTGGCGTTATTGCTGTAATTATTGTTGTTGCTATCTATGTTCAATTCTTTGGTAGCGCACCTGTCGTATCGTAATGAAAGTTATTGTCGATGAACATAAGCGCGGGATGGCTAAAGAGGCAACGATTGTCAGTTTGGTAAAGAATGTTGCGGATATTCTAGATAAGCATTACCCCGGTCACTTATGGATGGTCGGTCCAAGTAATGATTATTCAATGTTAGCAATATGGAACGAGAACCTCTCAACACGTTACGGAATGTGGATCAGAGTCAACGATATTGATCCTGAATACAGAAACATTATGCGGTGGGCTGGAGAATTGCTCGAAAGAGCTAATGTTTCCCGTGGCGCAATGAATGCAGATGAAATGAATAATCTCCAAAGAGATAGCCGGGGCGAGGCTAAATTTGACGCATGAATGAAAACGAAGTCCCCTTGAATGATGGGTTTGATGACGAGAAGTCTCCTTGGCTAACTCTAGCTAGGGAAGCATACGATTCTTCGACATCATACCTAGACGCGAACTACAGACGCCAGTGGGAAAGGAATCTTTCACTATTCCAATCTCAGCATCCCTCTGGCTCTAAGTACGGCACTCCCGCGTACCAGCATAGATCGCGTTTATTTAGACCTAAAACAAGGTCAGCAATACGAACAAACGAGGCTGCTGTTGCAGCCGCTTTCTTTTCTACAGAAGATGTTCTATCTGTTTATCCTGAAAACGATTCAGACGACGAGCAAAGGGCCTCGGCAACACTACTGAAGCATCTTCTTCAGTACAGACTTACAAAAACTATACCGTGGTTCCAAACCCTAATAGCAGCTTACCAGGAGTCTATGGTGTTTGGTTCTGTTATAGCCCACATGTATTGGGAATATAAAGAAAAAAGAACCAAGTCTAGCGACCCAATTTTAGATGATGCTGGCGTACCCATCCTGAATGAAGATGGCTCTGAAGCGGTAACTGAAACAGATAACGTTGAGATTCTTAAAGACAGGCCAAATATTCGTTTGGTTGCATCTGAAAACTTCAGGATAGACCCCGCTGCTGATTGGAATGACCCTGTAGATTCTTCGCCTTTTATCATTGAAGTTATGCCGATGTATTTGCAAGACGTGATCGAAAGGATGTCGGATATTGACCCAAAGACAGGAGAACCCAAATGGAAACGCCTCTCGATGACGGAACTCTTGAAGTCTTCGCGTCGTTCAGAATTTGATTCTACTCGTCAAACAAGGCAGGGGAAAAGACAAGACCCATTATCCGACAGACAAGAAATCATCACGGACTATGACACCATATTTATACACAAAAATATAATTCATAGGAAAGGGAAAGATTGGATGTTTTATACGTCGGGGATCAATCATATGTTGACTACCCCTGTCCCTCTGTCTGAAGTGTATCCACACCTGAGAGAGGGCGAGAGACCATACGTCATGGGTGGCTCCACGATAGAAGCACACAAAATATATCCAGCTTCCATTGTCGAGTTGACGCAAGATTTGCAGACAGCAGCAAATGACATGTCTAACCAAAGAACTGACAATGTTCAGTTGGTTCTAAACAAGCGTTACCACATACGGCGTAGTTCAAACATAGATATCAATGCCCTGAAGAGAAGCGTACCGGGCGGTTCTGTGATGATGGACGACCCAATGACGGATGTAAACGTAATAAGTACGCCTGATATCACTGCTTCCGCTTATGAGGAGCAAGATCGATTAAATGTAGATTTTGATGACATCGCTGGAACATTCTCCCAAGGCACAGTCCAATCTAATCGGTTAATGAACGAAACGGTTGGTGGAATGGAAATGTTAGCTGGTCAGGCGAACAGCATGATCGAGTACATGATCAGAACATTCGCGGAAACATGGGTTGAGCCTGTTCTCTCTCAGCTAATAAGACTGGAACAGTATTATGAGACTGACGAAGTTATTTTATCTGTAGCTACCAATAAAGCAGAACAGGAAAACAAAGAGACTCCGGGGTTCTTTCAGAGATTCTCTGGGGATATAGATAACCTGCTTCAGCACGAAATGACCGTGGGCGTGAATGTAGGTATCGGAGCAACGGACCCAATTAGAAAAATCGAAAGGTTGTTGTTGGGAATCCGCACGATGGCTGAAGTAAATCCAGACATCATTATGACTTTGAACCAGCCTGAAGTTACAAAAGAAGTTTTTGGGGCACTTGGCTATAAAGATGCTAAACGCTTTATCGCAGAAGAGCCACAGGACCGTCTCTCTGAACTGAAAGCGCAGGTCGAGGAAATGTCAGCCGCTATTCAGCAACTCGTGGATAAAGGCGCTGCCAAGGAACTTGAGGTTCAAGGCAGAATACTGGCCGCTCAAATCAAGGGTCAGTCTGATATTCAAGCTGCAAGAGAGAAGGCTATGGGTGATATTGGTTCTACCCAGATCGCTTCTGCTTCTAGAGAGTCTATCGAGGAGATCAAGAACAACATAAGCATGATCGAAACCAGACTCAAAGCCGAGAAGAACGATATAGCTAGAGGTGAGTTATTACTTCAGAAAGAGGCTCTTGTTCATAAGATGCTACTGGAGTCTGACACCGATATCGGCGTATCCCCCGGAAACGATGAAGGGAAGCAGATGTCTGATGTCTTGATGAACGATGACTACGGAATGGTTCAGGGGGCTGAAGGATGAATCACCTAAAAGATATCGGAGAGAACTATTTTATTCATGCCGTAATTGCTTTGTCTTACTCGATAACACTTTTAGCATTAGCGGTTGCCATTTTAATACACGGAATTATCCCTTTCGTATTTGTTAATACAGCGTCAAACGGTGTAAGCGCACTAGAAGAGCGCATGGAAAAAAGACGGTTGGATAATATTTCGCCCGGACTTACAGATTGATGGATGAAACAGATTTGTTAGTTGCGGAGGTGCGGCTTGGCCTCCAAACAAAGGAGTTCTTGAAATCTCCTCTAGGTAGATACATTGCAGGTAGAGCGGATAAAGCCAGAGAAGAGGCTTTCAACGCTTGGATCATGGCAGATGCCAATGATGAGGACACGATCAGGGAACTTCAATTTCGCGCAAGGTTACCTTCTCTAGTTATAACTTGGCTGGATGAGGCAATTAACCAAGCGAATCATGCAGAGATAACTCTCTCAGAACTTCAGGAGCAATAATGGACGCTATCCAACAGGACGTGGACAACAAAGGAAACACAGAGAAAAAGGTGGAAATATCCACCCATGAATCTGAAATTGAACGAATTGCTGAAGCTGTAAGTCAAACTGTAATTCAAGACGAACTAGAAAATCAAGAGGATGAAAAATCCCCAGTAGTAACAGAAGATTTCTCTAATCCATTACAGCGCAAGGGCGACGATTGGTACGTCAATGCAAAAATTAATGGAGAGAATACAAGTGTTCCGTGGGAACAAGTGGTATCCCAGTATCAAAAGAACACAGCCGCAGATCAAAGGCTTCAGGAGGCTTCGGAACGTCAACGAGAGTTGGCAGACTATGAAGAGAAACTGAACGCCTACCGGGCCCAATTAGAGGCCCAAACACGCCAGCTATCCGCTACGGACGCTAGTGAAGAAGTATCGCCATCCTCGGACGCGACTGACGCTCTATACGAGCAATACCACGATGCCCTCTTTCAA